GGTCGGTCCCAACCCCTACGGCAACGTCACCGGCTGGAACAAGACCGGCGTGCAGCCGACGACGATGCACAGCGGCTTCCCGTTCGTGACCGGTGCGGTGTACTGGCGCAAGGACTTCACCGGCACCAACATCACCATCCCCAGCCTCGGTGTCGACACCTACTCGGCTGGCGTACTACTCGCGGAGTTCGCATGACCATCGACTGCACGTACATCGGCGATACCAAGACCTTCCCCGACCCGGTGCCCGGTCCTCCGGGAGCGACCGGCCCTGCTGGCCCGACCGGACCGACGGGAGCAACGGGGCCGACTGGGGCGACGGGTCCGACGGGTGCGACGGGCGCAGCGTCGACGGTGCCGGGACCGACAGGGCCAGCTGGCGCCGACGGGGCGACGGGGGCAACGGGCCCCGGCGTGGCGACCGGTGGCACCACCGGGCAGGTGCTGACCAAGATCTCGAGCACCAACTACGACACCAACTGGCAGACCCCCAGCGGTGGCGCTGTCACCGATGGCGACAAGGGCGACATCGTCGTCAGCGGCAGCGGTGCAACGTGGATGCTCGACACGGGCGTGGTCACCGCCGCAGCCAAGACGGTGCTCGACGACACCACCACGGCAGCGATGCTGACCACGCTCGGTGCGGCAGCAGCGGCGACGACGATCTCGACGACCGCTCCGCTGACAGGGGGTGGCAGCCTCGCCGCCAACCGCACCCTCGACATCTCCGACTTCACCGTGTCGACGAAGGGCGCGGTGCCGACACCGGGTGGTACTAGCTCGGGGCGGATGCTGCGTGACGACGCGACGTGGGCGCTGCCCCCGTCAGCTGCAGCTGCGGTGAGCGGAGTCTTCCCGTTCATGCTCTCGACCACCGCCACCGAGCCGCCGACCGGCAGCCAGATCCGCGGCAACAACGCCACCTTCACGTCGAGCACCAAGTTGTGGATCATGGAGACCACCGTCGACGGCCTCAACGTGGCGGTCGGACTCGGTCGGATCAAGGCCGGGTTCCAGGTGTACGTGCAGGACTACGCAGACGCGTCGAAGTACGCCATCTTCAACGTGACCGCCGACTCGGTGGACAAGGGTGCCTACTGGGAGATCACCGTCGCTCTGGCTACATCGGGTGGCACCATCTCGGCGGGCAAGATCGCACTCCAGTCCCTGTCGTCGGCGCAGTCGTCCAGCCTGTTCTCGACCACGACGACGGCGCCGGGCATTACACCCGGCTCCAACGGTGCGGGTGCTTCGACGTGGCTCAACGGTGCAGCCGGGTGGACGGCGCCGACTGCTACGACGGTCGGTCTCGGCAACGTGTCGAACACATCCGACGCCACCAAGGACGCCGCGACCGCGACGCTGACGAACAAGACGCTGACCGATGCCAAGGTCAACCTGGCGATCAACGCACAGACCGGCACCACCTACACGTTGGTGCTCACCGATGCCAGCAAACTGATCACCTGCTCGAACGCCAGCGCGGTCACCGTCACCGTGCCACCGAACAGCTCGGTCGCCTTCCCGACCGGCACGCAGATCACGATCATCGGGATCGGTGTCGGCATCGTCACCGTCGCCCAAGGCTCCGGTGTCACCGTCAACTCGACACCGTCGCTGGCATTCCGCGCCCGCTACTCGGCAGCCACCCTCGTCAAGACCGGCACCGACCAGTGGTATCTCATGGGTGACCTCGCGTGAATGTAGATCTATTCATGAATAGGCGTGTCGCGTGACCATGACGATCGGGGCGGTCGCCTCAGGCAAGACCACCCTCGCCACGGGAGCGGTGCGCTTCGACGCCGTCGGCGACAAGTACAGCCGCAGCGCGTCCGGCCTCGGCGGCACGCACACGATGTGCTGCTGGGCCAAGATCGTCGTCGACCGCAACGCCATCACCTGTTTCATCGGACAGGACGACGCCTCCACCAACTACTACTACCTGTCGACCACCGCCGACGGCACCAGCCTCCGACGCGACGGCACCAGCGGCGCGGCGTTCCCGAGCGGACTCAACATGACGGTCGGCACCTGGGTGTACATGGCGACCGTCAACGACACCAGCGCGGGCGGCGAACTCTTCGGCTACAAGGTGGCGGGCGGTTCATGGGTCCAGGCCACCGCTGCAAACGCGACCGTCACCGGGCCGAACAACGCCAACACGTTCTTCATCGGCAACAACGGGTTCAACAACTTCCTCAACGGCTCGATCGCCGCGGTCAAGGTGTGGGACGTCGCCCTCACCGACGCCGAGCTCCAGGCCGAGGCTGCCACCTACGCCGCGGTGAAGACGTCGGGACTGTGGGCCAACTACCAGTTCCGCAACGGGCCGCAGACTACGGACGACTCCGGTCTGGGTAAGACCCTGACAGCAGCGGGAACATTGACAACTGATTCTTCCGGCCCACCAATAACTTGAACAAGGAGAAATAATTCATCATGAGCAATGAGCCCAAGGGCACCACCGCCCAGAACGAGATGGCCAAGGACGCCAACAAGCGCAGCGTCAGCCGCGAGGAGCACCCGATCGAGGCGATGCCCAACGCCTACGGCGAGGTCGCCGACATCGACAAGGCCAAGTACCCGGACGACTCGCCCGCCGCCAAGGGCAAGGCCACCCCGCCGTCAGGTCAGGGCGGCGAGACGCCGAAGTCACGGCCCGACTACCAGGATCAGTGGCCACCCAACCCCGAGCCGTCCGAGTCGGCGAAGGCATGGGCCGACAAGATCCGCGACGTCGGCTCGGTACAGGCCCACTCTGATGCCATCGCCGAAGCTGCGAAGGCGTCGTCACCGAAGGAGAAGTGATGGCCACGAAGCAGCCACCGCCGAAGAAGTACGGAACACCGGGGCAGGCGGGTGCACCCCGCGCCTCGAAGTCGACCGCTGGCAAGGCCAAGCCGATGCCGAAGAAGCGGTTCGCTTACACAACCCGGGACTCCATGGGTAACGCCCTCGGCGGGGAGCATGGCCGCGGCAAGGGTTCGCCGACGTCAGCCAAACAGGTTCATCGGTGATGCTCGCCGAGATCATGACCTCGAACGCGTTCGGGGAGATCATGTTCCTGGTGGCGTTCATCCTGTTCGTGATCGAAGCAGTACGTCTCATCGCCGCGCGCTCGTCGACGTGGGACTACAGCTGGCTGCTGATCGTCTGTGGGTTCGCCTGCATGGCGCTCGGCTGGGTAGCACTGACCACGGGGGACTGATGCCCGGCGGCAAGACGCCCGGTCCCTCGGTCAAGAAGCCGAAGGTGTACGAGGCGCTGAAGAACAAGGGCTACTCCAAGACGAAGGCTGCCAAGATCTCCAACGCCCAAGCCCGCAAGGGGAGGTGAACCATGAGTGACACGCCACCGTACGAACCAGCTGTCGATCCCGATGAGGTGCCCGAGCCGGACGTCGACGCCGACGAGGACATCGACGAGGAGGACGACGAGTGACGGTCCCGCCCAACACGTACCCCTACGGGTACGCCCAGGACGGGGCCGGGGTGGCAGGCATGGGCACGATGCTGACCATCGAGCAGTACCAGACCAGGCGAACGGTGTACAACCTGCATCCCGAGTTCTGGCGGCGCTACTCGGCGCTGATGCAGTACGCCCTGACCCAGGGCGTGCACCTCGGGGTGGGCACGGGCTGGCGCATCCAGCCCAACCCGCCACCGACTGGCTTCGCCGCGCCCGGCAACTCGAACCACGAAGGCTTCCCCGCTGACGGTGTCAGCGGCGGAGCCGTCGCCATCGACACGGTGCCCAACCTGTCGTGGGCGTGGATGGAGGAGCGCCTCGCCTCCTACGGGCTGCGCTCGTTCAAGATGATCGGCAACGAGCCGTGGCACATCCAGCCAGCGGAGATCCCCGCCTCGCGGCGCTGGCGCACCGCACCGTGGGTGCTGCAGGCGTTCTCACTGCCCGGTCACGCACCGCACCCACCCGAGGTGCTGGCGACACCGCCGGGCAGCCCATCGTTCAAGCAGGGGGCGACCGACGCCTCGACCAAGATGAGCGGTGCACCCGATGGCCGCGTCACCTGGTGGCAGACGATCCTGCGCAACGAGTACGTGGTAACGATCGTTCCCGACGGGCAGTTCGGTGCCAAGACCGACGCCGCCACCAGGGTCGCCCAGAAGGCGCTCGGCGTGGTCGTCGACGGGATCTACGGCAACCAGACCGCATCGGCCCGGCACGCCAAGGTCGGCAAGTAGATGTGTCCACCGCCGAGGTCGTCTTCACGTTCGTGCGGCGCCTCATCGTGTTCGGGTTGGGATGCTGGGTGATCGGCAACGCCCTCGTCAACCCCGAGGAGCGGCTCGGACAGCTCGCTGTCGGGATGGTGATGGTCGGCGTGCTGCCGATCGAGAACGTGTTCAGCTGGCGTCGGATCGATCGGAGAGATGAGTGAAGCGCTTCGCGCTGGTTGTTGCCGCCGTCATCGGCACCGTGCTGTTCTACGCGGGAACGGCTGGAAGTGGGTACTGGCCACCATCGCCAACTACCACGACCCAGCCTGGTACCAGCACCACTTCAACGTCGCCTATGGCCTCTACGACCGCGGCTGGCTCAACGACCACGACCTGCCCCGACTGCGTCCCCAACACTGTCGTCGCCACGACGACCACGACGACGGAGGTGCCGACATCAACGACGACTTCCGTGCCGCCATCCACAAGCTCAAGCGTGAGTCCGACCAGCACATCGTCGACGACATCTTCCACGCCAACCACATCCTCAAGTTCCTCAACCACGACCACGGAGGTGACGACATCGACATCGACCAGCAGCACGACGACATCACCCAGCACGACATCGACGAGCCCGAATAGCCCCTTCCCGCCGCTGCGGCGCGATCTACTGCCCCCAACGGCATAATTCGGGGCGCGCAAAAGCCCCCGCAACTGACCGAGGAGTCAGTCAGTTGCGGGGGCTTGGTTGGTTAGCGGAACCAGTCCGGGTCGGGCTCTGGTATCTCGAGCTCGAAGGACTGCTTCGGATCGGGCATGATGAAGCGCACACGAGGTAGCCAGTTGCCGTCCTCGTCGCCGACGGGGCGCACGCACAGCTTGGTCATCACCATCAGCTGAGCGACCACCCACCCGCAGTAGAGGCTGTGGCGATCACTGCGGAAGTTGCGGCTGTCGCTCACTGGAACACCGCCTCCTCCACGGAGTGCGTGCAGTTGCGCGCCGTCTCGCCGCACTTGGTACAGCGCGGGCACTCGCAGTCATCCTGGTAGATGCCGCAGTCGGGACAGTCGTCGCAGCTGCACTCGTCGTTGCGGTTGCCGCAGCCACCGCAGTCATGGTCGTCCCAGTACGGGCAGTCGTCGTAGATGGCAACCGGCCACCACGTCGAGCACACCCCGCACTGGGCGAGGCGGTCGCGGCCCTCATCGGTGAGGAACCCCATCACCGCCTCGCAGATGTCGGCTCCCTCCCATGAGCCCTCGCTGTCCGAGTGGTTGATGAATATCTCGGCGATCTTGTCGATCACCTGTTCTCGTGTCATCATTTCTGTTGTCTCCTTGATTCCGGTTCGGGGCTGACGCCAGGGCCCGCTCGGTAGCGCACCGAGCGGGCCCTGCTGGTGTCAGGCGCTGGCGCGCCTGCGCTTCAGTTGTTCTTCGAGGACGCGGCCGAGCAGCTGTCGGTGCTCGTCCACGCCCTGGTCCTGTCCTGTGCGCTCTGTCTTGCGCACGATCGCGGTGATCGCCGAGCCAATGTCAACGGCCATGAGCTCGAGCTCGTGATCACTCAGATCCATCTGGTCCTCCTTCCTCGCTGAATGCGGCACGAACCGCCTCGGTGACCCCGGTCCCGTCATCGACTCCGATGTCGGGCCAGCCGTCGGTGCTGTAGAGGTCGCGGCGGCTGCCCTCGTCCCACACCACCGAGCCGTCGCCGTAGTGGTACGGCATGAACTCGACGGCGACGCGGGCGGGCGTGGCCACAATCACGGTCAGTGCCTCCTTGATGTTGACGTCGGTACCGGCGTGCCAGAGCTCGGCGATCTCGCCCCGCGCCGGGCGGGCCTGACCCTGCTGCTGGACACGGAACACCGTCTCGAACAGCACCAGCACGGCGATGGGCTTACCCATCACCGGTCTCAGTGTCTGCAGCGAGATGGCGATCGCCTCCGGCGGGTTGATCGCCATGCCGTCGCACAGCTGGCGGATCGGGCAGTGGAAGCTGCCCTGCGGCATGACCACGAGGCACTGGTCCTCGAGATCGGCGGGCCCGGCGACGACCGCTTCGGCCTTGTGCTCGCGCGCCATCGTGATGGCGTGGTCGTACATCTCCTCGAAGCCGACGCTGAAGTCGACCTCGGCCCCAGCGGCGTACTCGGGGTCGACCGAGTCGAAGTCGCCGAAGCCGAACACGACCCCGCGGACCTTGGGCTCATCGTCCATTGCCCTTCACCTCCCTTCTGGCCAGTGCCGTCGGCTTGGTGTGGCTGATCTCGGCCTCGCGCGTGAAGCGCTTGCGCCGCTTGGTGTCCGTCATCATCAACAGCATGTCCAGCCGCGACGGCCGCTCGCCCTTGGCGAATCGGTAGCGCGGCGGGTACACGTAGTAGTTGGACAGCACCCTGCGGCTGTCGCGCATCACCAGCTGGCGACGCTCGGCGTTGCACTGGATGCAGCGCCGAGTGATCTTCTCGCCGAAGCTGCCCTCCCAGTGCTTGGACTCCACGAGGATCCAGTTGTGCTGCAGCGCGCCGCACTCGAGGTACTCGTAGACCGCCAGTTCTTCGCCCTTCCACAGGCGTTCAGGTGTCTTGGTCATTAGCTTTCTCCTTGTCTGGTTGTGATTGCAGATGGCGCGGCGGCAGGTTGGGCAAATCCAACCTGCCGCCGCGTGACTGTCAGACGATGATGACGACGTACACGCCATCGGGCGTGGTCTGGTCATCGACTTCCTGGATGTCCGACTCCTCGATGTCGTCACCGACCTCACGGCGAACGATCACCGTGACGTGGTCGCCGTAGTTGTCGAGGTCACTCTTCAGTTCTCCGACGTTCATTTCTCACCTCCTCTCATTGGGTCGACACCCGCGCCCAGGTCTCACCGTCGGCCTCGCGGTTGATCGCCGCCCCGTGGATGCGGGACTCCACGACCGAGTCCGCCGCTTCGCGGGCCTGCTCGTAGATGGTCGGGGTGTAGCTCTCCAGCATTCCCCTGACGACGCTCTGCACCATCGGGCTGAGTGCATTGCTGAGCGAGGCACTGAGTGCCTCGCGCGGCCTGGCCTCTGGCGCCTTGCGGTGAATCGCCAGCTGCTCCGTCTGGTCGTCGACCCCGGCGAGGATGTCTTCGGTGGTCACCTTGCGCCCGAGCCCGTGACGGATCGCACTGGCCGTCTTGGCGTAGTTGAACGCCTGGCGCATGAACGCCGGGGTGATGTCGGCCTCGGCCTTGAAGATGAGACCGCCCTCGTCGCTGAGGGCGGGCAGGCCCCCGTCGTCGAGGACGATCCCACCCATCGCCGCGTAGACGCGGTCGAAGTCGACGTCGTCGGCCAGGGTGTCACCCAACTCGATGTAGGCGAGGCGCTCGCACGCCTCGCGGTCGAGGTTGCCGAGGTGGATGATCGCCTCGGTCCTGCCGTATCGGGTCGATCCCTTGGTGATCTTCTCGATGTGGTTGGTGGTGAACACGAACACGGTCTGACGCAACGTCTTGGCCTTCGAGCCATCGAGTTGGTCGAGGACCTTGGAGACGTCGAAGGGGTTGGTCACCCCGGCGATCGACTCGGCGTCCTCAAGGAACACGAAGTTGCGCGGATTGTTCATGTGCGCCATCTGCAGGGCGTAGTCGAAGTTGTCCTCCGGCCTGCACTGCACCACCCCGAACCCGTGGGCGATGGCCAGGCGCGTCAGCTGGTCGATCAGTTCCGACTTGCCGACGCCGTAGTCACCCTCGAGCCAGATAATCATCTTGCCGTCGTTGCCCAGTTCGATGTGGATGCCCTCCTTCTCGATGAGGCTGAACAGCTTGAGGTTGAGCCGGTCCCAGGTGCGGGCGGTGAAGACCAGTTCCTTGGCTGGCTTGTTGAGGTCGATGAACTGCGGCACCTCGGTGGCGAAGACCGCCTTGCCGCGATAGATCGAGTTCTCGTCGAGGTACCGGGCGACGCGGTCGAAGAGCTCCTCGACCGCGGCCTGCACCTTCTTCACCGCTGACACCGACAGGCGCAGCACCGACCCGTAGACCGGGTCGCTACCGGCGCCGATCTCCATCACCGCTTTGCGCCCGAACTCGGGGGGCAGCTTGCACAGCCCCCAGGGCACGAGCTTGTTCTGCTTCCAGCCGATCTCGACGTTCAGCTGCTGTGGATCCTGGACCCACGTCTTCATCCCGAGCAGCTGCCCGAACAGGTCGTGCATCACGGCGTTGGTGGCGATCGCACCATCACCGGGGCGGTGGTGGAACAGGCGCTGCGTCGTGTTGTACTCGTTGGCGGCGGTGATCGCCGCGTCGAGCACGTCACGCGCCTCCTCCAGCGGCGTGTCCGGGTTGGAGGCGAGGAACATCGCCCGCGTGTTCTCGTTGTGACGGCGGATCGACTCGTCCGCGGTCATCACCTGCCCTCGTGCTGCGGCCATTGCGGCCACGATCTGAGCGCGGGCGATTGCTTGCGTATCTGGCATGGTTCTTCCTTGTCTGGTTGGTTCCCGATGCACGGTCGTGCACCGGCTGAGCGCGCCGAGAGAGCTCGGAACGCTGAGCCAGAGAACGACCACGAGCCCCTCCCCGTTGCCGGGAAGGGGCTCTCATGTGGTTGCTGGTCAGGGGCTGGTTGTCGAAATCGCCACTACCCACCGACCCGGTACGTGCTCATGAGTTCACCGTCGACGAAGAGCTTCAGCCCCTCGTCGCTCGGGTGCAGCATGATGATCCGCTCGTTGCCGTCGGCATCCATCCCGCGGTAGCCCATCCCCGTGTCATCGGCGAATGGGGCCCATGAGGCGTAGTCGTCGAGAGCCACTGGTACCGCCAGCACGTAGTGACTCATAGGGCCACCGATCTGAGCGCTGCCGCATCGGCACGCAGATGGCGGCTGACCACGTTGAGACGCTCACGCAGGAGCGTGTCCGTCTCCAGCTTGCGCCGCGTGGCGCGGTCGGCATTGCGCGCCGCGCTGAGCAGGTAGTTGATGGCGTGGTCGGCATCGACGATCTGACGCTTGCACTCGCTGAACTCCAACGCGTCGAGATGCATGATCGCATCGGCGAGCATGCATCTCACCTCGGCCATGCGGCGGCGCTCCTCGGCACCGAGATGGCGGTACACCCCGGTGGCGAGGCGAGATGCCTGGAGCTCGAGGTCCGAGCGGATGTTGGTCGGCACCGCGGCCAGCGCGGCACGCGCCTTGTCGCGCTCGGCAGGGTGCAGCAGGTAGCGCTTGGCGAAGTGATAGTCGAACGTCGACATCATCGTCTCGGCGCGGTCTGCCCGGTCCGCCTGCTCTGCGCGCAGGCTGAGCGCCCACTGGCTGTTGATCTGCTCGGCGATGGCACGCCTGATGTACGCGTCGAGCGTGAAGCGCGAGCGCACATCGGTAGCTGTCGCCTCGATGCGCTCGCGCTGTGTGGTCATGACTCACGCTCCGCACGCGCATTCATCGCCACCCGACTCCACGGTGAGGCAGCCAGCGTGGAGATGATCAGCCCGATCATCGTCTCGTTGACGTTGAGCATCACCGGGTCGTCGGGGTCCTCGCGCCCCATCATCATGGCCTTCATCACCAGGGTGATCACCTCGATCGCCCCGCGCCACGCCTCGGGCGACTCGCCCAGCCTGGCGACGACGGCATCGATGACCTGGTCGATGACCGCCACGACAACCGGCGGCAGCGAGCCGCTGACCTCGGTCATGGTGTCGAGGAACTCCTGGTGATGGTCAGCGGTCATGATGCTGGTTCCTTGCTTCGATGCGGCCGCGGATGTCTGCCTGGCGCCACGATTCACGCTGGCTCTCGCGCTCGAGTCGGCGCAGCATCCACATGATGAACGCCGGGATCAGCACGACCGCGCCGATCATCGCCCAGAAGACGTTGAACTCGTCGGGCGTGAGGTGATGACGGCTCATCGCGTCACCGCCTGATAACGCTCGTCGCGCGCCTCGGCAGGCCAGCATCCATCGTGGCAGACGCCACGATGGATGTCGCAGGCACGATCATGCGAGCCCGAGTGATGGGCATACAGCCCGGTAGCTGCTGCTTCGCAGCGGAAGCACTTGAGGTAGGTCATTGGTATCTCCCTTGTCTGGTTGTTGGTTGTGAGAACGACGACGAGCCCCACCCCCTAACGGGGATGGGGCTCGATCGCAGTAGCTGGGGCTATGGCTTGTGCTTGAACTCTGAGTTGATGAAGCGGTCCCAGTCCTGCTGTGGGGACAAGCGGGAGCGCTTCGGACGGCGGAGCTTCTGGGCCAGCCCGATCGTCGAGATCCTCGCCGCGTAGCTGAGGATCACGAAGACGATGAAGCCGAGCCAATGGAGCACGGTCACAGCGCCACCATCCCGACGTGGCAGGTGCAGTCACAGATGGCGAACGCCATCTTGCCGTTGGCGGTGCGGCCCTTCACATGGCCGCTGCAGTGACGATGACGACGGAACCTACAGAGCAGGCTCACAGCGGCACCTGCGCACCCTTGGCATCGCGGAACGCACCGCGCAGGCAGCTGTCCTGCTCGAGGCTCTCGGTGAGGTCGCCGACCCCGCACTCCACGCCGCGCTCATGAAAGCGCCTGAACGCCTGGTACATCGTCATGTCGCTGACCTCGGTGAGCGGGCCCGCGGTGATGTGGGCGCGGACCCATGCGACGAGCGCGTGGACCCACAGCTGAGTGGCCTCCTCGAGCATCTCCGGCCACTCATGCACGTCCTGGTCCTGGATCGCCTCAGCGGCCTTTGCAAAGGCCTCTGAGCGGGCGATACCGAAGGGTGGCGTCTGGTCCGGGTCGGGGATGAACCTGACCGATCCTGTGATCATGAGCGTGGCTGGCTCGTTGTCGCGGATGATGGCGAGGCACTCCGTGAACTCGTCGATGGTGGCGCACTCGAACGTGGCCGTGATGGTGATGGACATGGCTATCGGTCTCCTCATGTACTGATGTGATTGCTGGCGGGCTCATGGGGTGTTGTGGATTACGAAACTGCCCCCGAGATCCACTCGGTCCAGGTGCGTGAGCCCATTCGCTGCCTGGACGCGACGATGCCGCGCCCCCGTTGGGGGACGCGGAAAGACGCGGCGATAGGCCGCGATCCCCCTTAGAAATCAGGGGATCGCGGCCTATCTAGCTGCTACTTGCTGGCCCGCGGTGTGGCCTTGGGCTTGGTGGCGTCGGATACCTGCTTAGCGATCTCGCGCTTGGCCGACTTGCCCTCGTCACCGAGCGCGGCCACCTGGGAGGCCACGAAGGCGGAGAAGTCGTGCTCAAGTGCGACCAGGCGCTTGACATAGTCCTTTGTCGTGGCGAACGCCTTGGGATCGGCGATGGTGTCCCACACGTAGCCGGTGAGGTTGTACTCCGCCTTGCGGTTGACCTTGGCCTTGGTGGCCGCGGACTTGGCCTCGTCGGCATCGATCGCCTCTTGCGAGCGCACCGCGATGTCCACGCGCTTGCCCTTGTCATTCGTCATCTGGTACTCGGAGCGCTTGGGCAACCAGGCCAGGTAGCCATCGATGTCACGCACGCCGTACGTACCTGTCAGATCGTTCGTGCACACCTTCAAGTAGTGCGCCATCGATCCCGTGGTATGGCCCCAGAGTGCGAGCCCGAACGGGATCGTCAACCTGGCCAGATCGATGCTGTCGATCTCCCATGCCTCGCCGCGCTGGTTGCCCACCGCGGTCACCCAATCCGTCGCCGTAAAGCGCTTGCGCTCCCATGTTGGGTGCTCGGCCGACCACACGCCATAGGCGCTGGTCACGCTCGGGGCGACCGTGGCCAGTGCTGTCGTCACCTGGTCGATCATCGTGACGAAGTAGGCATCCGCGTGCTCCGTCATCCATTCCGACCAGGTGCCAACCGCCCCGATTACCGCGGTGGCTTGGGCTACCGCCTTGGGGTCGGCCGTCGGCACCATCGTGCTGGTATCGCTCATCGTTCTATCTCCCTGTGTCCTGCCGATACGGACCATCCCGATCGGTCTACTTAGTGCTCTGACCAGGGGTTATGTCCACCTTCGTCGGCCGATATGGCCATCTACCAGGGGTTATGCGGGTCGGCCCTGCCCCCACCCCCCCCACCTGGGCCACGAGCGGGAGTACTGGGTGGAAGCAAGAAGGGTGTGGCCTGGGTACAAAATCATGTGATTGCAGATTTGGGCTTTTCGGGGCCCCATACGCTGGAATGATTGATTGCAGGTGGGAGAGACAGTTTCTAGAGCGAGTGGCGGCGGATGGCCCGAATGCTTCGGATAGAAGAGCACGAAGAAGCCGATACTCCGCTCAGCGGAGTGTGGGGGGACCAGGTGGGGGGACCTGGGGGGACGTCCCCCCACCACGCGTGGGTACAGTTACGAGCGGCCGTTGAAGCTGTTTAGTATTTACCAGGTACGATGCAATACCGATATATCGGTAGCTGTGCCCGATTTCGCGCGGGGTGGGGGGACGGTCCCCCCACCGTCCCCCCACCTCACGAAGGCTGGCTCTCACCCGGCACGAGCAGCTTTGCTGCCCCCTCGGTGCGATATACGACCCAGTCGCGCTCAATGGCATACTGAACTACTTCCGGGATCAGCTGGCGCTTCTCTTTGCGGAAACGATCTTTGACCTGTCGCGCTGTAAGCGGTTCATCGTGCACCGCCTTGGCCAGGCTGATTGCACGCTCCTCGATCCAGCTGAGATGCCTCTCGTTCTCTCGAATCGCGTCCATCCGTCCTGCGGCACGGGCGTTCCTTACAGCAACCTCCGATACTCCAGCAAGAACCCGTGATCTCGTACAGAGGGAGTGCGCCTCGATCTCGGAAGCCAGCTGCCAGTGGAGGGGCTCTGGCTGCGCGAAACGGTCCATCAGGGCCAGGAGGCAGGCAAGACGCAGTCGCAGGAGCATCCGGTGCCCGTCGATGGCGAGGCCTCCCACCGTGGAACGGGCGTAGTCCCAGTCCAGAACCTCCTGCTGTACCTCCAGCGGGAAGACCATCTCACCGATCGCGCGGCTGGCGTCACCGGGGTAGTACCGAGGCAGTATCAGCGGCACGACGCGACGTTGTTCGCCAGCTTTCAGCTTCGGGCCAGGGTTGTCCATCCCGAAGTAGAGGAACCGACCAGGAAATCCGAGGCTCTCGACGTCCCCCGTGAACAACGAGCCCGCTACGCCGTACTGAACCCCCAGTACCAGCGACACTCGCACCATGTCTGCGGGGAACTTCTCGCTGCCCGCAGCCTTCGTCCCGCCGACGTGCTTGCCCCGCTGGCCCGACCACGCCGTCGTCAAGTAGGGGACCATCGTTGCGCCCGAGCGGTCGTTCTGCACCGCCAGCGTCTTGCCCTCGTCGAACTCCACCTGCAGCCCGAGCAGGTAGCGGGGTGGTGGCTCTGGCTCGCCGCGCTTGACCACCTGTTTGACGATCGCTTCCGTCACCAGCCCCTCTCCGCTGCGCAGGTTGACTCCGTAGTGGTAGGACTCGTCGTCGTAGGCGTCGCAGAGTTGCTGCGCCATCGCCATTGTCGAGGACTTCCCCGAGCCCGAGGGCCCGCAGAGTGCGACGTAGAGGTTGAGCGGTGAGGCCACTCCGTGCACGATCGGTGCCACCCGGATCGAGGAGGGAACCCGCACCGAGTAGGCCGAGAGCACCGCACCGAGCAGGCCTTCCGGGCACTTGCCGTTGCCGTGGGCCGCGGCGCGGATTGCCTCCAGCCACGGTGTAGCGGTCCAGAAGTCGTCGGAGAGCCAACCGTCGGACGTCGAAGGAGGCGTCCGCGGCTGGCCCGATATCCCGGCGAGATTGCGGAGGATCTCGACTCGCTCCGACTGGGAGGGGAGTTGACCCAGCTGGTAGCACCCCAGGACGTCGATGACATCGTAGGTCTGGTTGTTCACCGAGGTCGGCACCGGGTGTGCGTTCGAGGAGAACACGTAGAGCCGGTCCTTGGCGTTGATCGTCGCCGAGTGGCCCTCGCGCGGGTCCTTGCCCGGCCGCGCCCAGTAGCTGTGGAACTCGTCGGAGTGCTCGTAGCTCCAGCCGTTGTTGTCGAGGACCATGTCCATCGGTGGCAGCTGCACCCCGTCGATCCACGAGTCGGTGTGCTCGATCCTCGAGAGTGAGACCCCGCCCGGCAGCGCCGGAACACGTAGCGCCTCGGGCGGGGTCTCCGACGCTGCCACGGCGTCGAATGTGGAGATCGCTGCACAGATTGCCTGCCACTGTCCCGCCGTGGCCCAGGCGATCGTGTCGAACGATCCCGATTGTTGCACCCACGGCTGGCCCGTGGGGTGAGTCGTTCCGTTGGATGGCGCTGCCACGACGTAGCCGCCGTGGCCACGGGTTTCTACCAGGGTCATCCCCGACCCGTCCGAGGCCAGCTTGGTGTTGCCCTCCTGCGCCTCGCCTTCGACGTGCACGGCGACGTGGAACCCGCCGCCCGGTGTGACGACGAAGTACCCGTCGAGCCATGACTCGAACACGCTGGCGTGCTCACCGAGCCGGGAGCGGAGCTCGTCCATGTGCTCCATGAATCGGCCCTCGAAGTCGAGGACCTGCAGCCGCGTCGGCCCGCCGCAGATGATGGCGAATCCTTCGGTCCGCTTGGCCCAGCGCTGCACCGTCAGCAGGTCGGCCTGGGTCTCGATGTACTCGCGCCAGCTGACGACGTCAGGACGCTTGTTCGCCTTCAGTGGGATCACGGAGAGCCCGGCCCGGTGGGCTTCCAGCATCGCTGTCTCGATCGAGTCGGTCATCGTGTGTTCCGTTCCGTTCGGTCCGCCAGGCTGCGTACTTCGCAGCGGCTTCTTCCTTTTCGGGACTCACACGCCGTGTGGCTGCGGCGTGTGGTCGTGGACTGTAGCCCTCGGGCAGGGGTGGTGCGGGAACCCACCCGTTCTCGAGTTTCTTGCCGATCCAGCGCAGGCCGCGGATCGTGACCAGCCGCTTGATCTCGGGCCAGTCGTCGTAGATCTTGGGGTACGAGAGCCCCGCTGCCCGGCCCAGCCTGACGGCTTCGATCAGGCTGGGGGGCAGCTTGGACGGCGCACCGAGGTGACCTCTCTCGGCGGCGTCGTTGTTGTTGTCGCTGTAGGTCCCGAGCTCGAGGTGCGATAGGCGGAAGCACGGCGGGTTGTCGCACTTGTGGCGGACTACCAGGCCCTTCGGGATCGGGCCGTTGGCCATCGTCCAGATCCAGCGGCTGGCCGTCATCTGGCGGCGCTTGTCGTCCGTGGTGTGGACCAGGACCCTGCCGTATCCGAAGCGATCGACCGACCCCTGCCAGATCCGGCACGGCGTCGGCTGGGGGTTCGGCGGCGGGTAGTCCTCCCGCCGCCGAACGTAGAGCTTGCGCGGTCGCCCGCCCTGCGCGTCCCCCCAGCCCATCAGTCGTCGAAGAGGTCTTTGCCCGACACCGACGCCGGGGTGGCCTGCTTCCACGACGCCGAGTACAGCTTCGGCGGGTTGAAGCCGCGGTTCTTGCGGACCCCGTTGCCGGTGTAGGCGACGGCCAGCTGGTCGCCGGGGTTGAGCCCGGTGCCCCCGCCGTCTCGCACGGCCTTGCCGATCGCCGCTTTCATCGACATCCCCTCGCCCTCGGCGACGTCGAAGTTGCCGCCCTTGGCGTAGATCGTGCGCTGCCCGTCGTCCTCGTCGGTCGACTTCAGCGCCGTCTGCAGCGTGATCACCAGCTGCATCCGCGGCGATCCGTCGGTCCAGGCCAGCTTCTCGCCCGTCTCCAGGTCGGTCTGCTGGCGGACTTCGGCCGAGACCACCTCTCCCATGATGACGTCGTTCAGCTTCTCGAAGGGGAAGGACTTGCCCCCCGCCTGCATCAGGAAGTCGTTCGCTTCTTTGGAAATGCTCATGGCACGTTGCTCCTTGGTTCGTTGTTACGTGGTAGGGCGTCGGAATGAAGCCCCCGGTCCCACTCCACCCTGGGGTCACCCGCAGGGAAGGGCAGGTCAAATGCCCCCTCGATGGTGTCGAGCAGGTCGAGCACCGCCGAGAGTTGGGCGGGTGTGATGCCGCCCTGGCGAATGGTTGGCGCCCCGCTCGGCCACTGGCGCATCAGCAGGGTGCGGGCGTCGGCCGAGGTGCCGATCGTGTTGATCCGGTCCTGCGCCCAGGTCGACATCGCCTGCACCCAGGCCTCGGTGTCGATGCCCTGCAGGTCCGGGTCGTGCGGCACGAAGTTGCCGTGGACCAGCTGTTCCATCGGCGTGGTCAGCAGCGCCTCTTCGTCGCTGGGCGGGTAGCGGAACGGCTGCGTGAAGTCGTCGCGCTTGCGCCACGCCCGCACCCGGCGCACGATCTCGGCGCCCTCGCGCCCGACCTGCAGGTCGATCCAGTGGAACTCGCAGTTGATCTGCCCGGCGGGCATGTGCACGAGCAGTGCGACATCGGTGCGCATGTTGTCCGGCAGCGGCGAGCGCACGTTGGTGGCGACGTCGTAGAACACGGCGTCGCAGTAGAGCGCCAGCTGGATGGCGAAGCCGGGCAGCGAGTAGTCGAGGCGCTTGCCGGTCTTGAGGTCGCCGAGGATGAACTGGCCCGGAACGATCACGTCGAAGCCCGGCACCATCAGCGGGCGGTGGGCCCGGTAGATGCGGTCGGCTGTTCCGGCGGCGCGCATCTCGTCGTTGACCAGGTGGCACTCGATGTACTCCGAGGTCAGCCCGGCGTGGTCCAGGCAGGTGAGGTACTCGGCGATGTCGGAGGCGTATGGCTCGGGGGCGCAGAACCCGTCGGCGCGCTCGACCCGCTCGGTCATCTTGTGCAGCGCCGTGCCGATGTCGGCTGCCTCGTCGCCCCGGCCGCGCTGGATCGCACGCTCGCGTCGCTCCTTGGCGCCCTGCTTGTTGCCGAGGTTGCTGGCGACGATGGCGCAGATCGACGGGTCCGAGGCCACCCCTTCCATCGCCCGGTCGATCTTCCAGGTGACGAGGTTCGACTCGTCGTCGAGGTCGCTGCCCCAGCCCGATGGCCGCGAGTAGCGGTCCCATTTCGTCGGGTCGTCGGGGCGCACCACCATCGGCGCCCCGTTGGCCCGGCGGAAGTCGAGCGGGGTCGGGTCGTCGCTGAGCTCTTCGAGGCTGACGCCGTCACTCACCGTTGGACCGCGCCTTGCGGGATCGGGGGGTGGCGGCGGCGACGATGCGGGCGAGCGGCTTGCGGTCTTCGAGCGCTTGGGCGATGTGATCGCCGAGGATCTTGCGCTCTTCACGCATCGAGGTGATCTGGCGGTCGATGATGCTGAGGCCCTCGCGGGCCTGCTCGATGATCGCTTCGGGGCTGAACGTGTCGGTCATGTCGGTGATCCTTGCTGATGGGTGTGATGGAGTTTGCGGAGGCAGCGCAAGCACTGCCAGGCGTCGAACAGGCCGATGTGCTCTGGGATCGGGCGCTCGCAGGTGCAGACCAGCGGTTGGTCGCGGTCTTCGTAGCGCCGATGGTCGCCGCTCAAAACAGTGCTCCTTGCAGTAGTTGTCCTGCGGCCAGCTGGTCGACGCAGTCGCCGTGGGCCCAGCGATGGCTGCGCACCGGGCACGACACGCCGTGGCCACCGCCACCTGCACGCTGGCGGACCCAGCCCGCTGTCCACTGGTGCACGCCCTTGGCCTGCACGTCGAGCTCTCCGTCACACAGTTCGCACGTCGCTCTGCGCTTCAGCGGGATTCGTAGGCGTTCGTCCTCAGGCATTGGTCACCGCCTTGGTGATCGAGGTGCGCCGTCCGTACTCGGCGATCAAGAGGGCCTCGGCGCGGTTGTGGTGCTTGATCCGCATCAGCTGGTCGGCCAGCGTCGGGAAGAGCTCCTGGGCCCGCCAGCGCGAGCGGTTCTTGCGCTCGGCGTCGGTGAGGCCGGGCTTGCGCAGGCTGAACTCGTTCTGCCACTTCAGCGACGGCACCCATATCAGAGGTATCCGAAGGATGTGCACGGCGGTGCGCAGGGAGCCGTTGGTGTCGCCGAGGCTGTAGGTCGCCTTCGAGCCGTTCATCGGCATGGCGTGGGTCCGCTCGATGTAGACCTCGGCCGGGTCCCATTTGGAGATCAGCCGGTAGACCGTGACCCCGGCGATCCCGTCGGTGTCGCGGGGCATGTCGTAGACCCGCACATCGTCGCCGTCGAGCAATGCCAGTGCCCCGGTCACGCCGGGGTCGATGCCGACGATCTTCATTCGCCGTTGACTCCCTGCTCCAAGAGCTCCTGGCACATCTGGTTGAGCGAGATGTCGCGGCGGGTGGCGGCGACGACGAGGCGGTTGCGCAGCGGCAGCGGGAGCCGTAGCTGCACGCTCACCTTGGCGTCGGCCGGGGTGATTGACTTCATGAGTCTAAGCATACACTCACTCGCAGGGATGGTCAAGACCCTCCTCGTCGTGCACAATGGCGGCGTGTCCAAGATGTACGAGCCGGTCCGCCAGAACCCGGAGAAGATGCGCTACATCGAGTGGCTGACCACGCCGCCGACGGCACGCAACCCGCCCACCGAGGCCGAGTTCGCCCGGATGATCGACGTCCACGTCAAGACGCTCTACAACTGGAAGCACGACCGGGAGTTCCGCGAGGTCTGGCAGGGCGAGACCGACCAGGTCATCGGCGACCTCGACAAGCGCCAGGCCGTGCTCGACGCCCTCTACGAGGCAGCTGCCGATGTGCGCAATCCGCGCCACGTATCTGCGGCCAAGCTGTACCTCGAAGCGATCCGCGAGATGAGTCCCGAGCGCCAGGTCACCGGCCGGGCCCTCGGCATGCTCACCGACTCCGAGCTCGATCTGATGACCAAGCGGGCCCTCGCCGAGGCACCGTGACCAATACCGAGGGCGGCTTCCAGGCCCGCAACACCCCGGCCGAGCGCCGGGCGTTCTTCGACCTGCAGCGCCAGATCGCCGAGATCATCGCCCGCATCGACGCCACCGAGGCCACCCTCGCCGACCACGAGACCCGCATCGACGTGCTCGAACCGTGAGCGACTACACCCTCGAGGAGCTTCTGCAGGAGCGGGAGTGGCGCAAGGTCGCTCCGGCGTGGAAGACCTCCAGCGACGACGACAAGGTCGAGGCGTTCCGCTACTTCTGCGCCAACTACTGGTGGATCCGCCACCCCGAGCGGGGCCGGATCAACTTCGAGCTCTTCGACGCCCAGGTCGAGGCGGTCTACCTGTGGATCTCCGAGCGCTACACCGTTGCGCTCAAGGCCCGCCAGATCGGGTTCTCGACGCTGATCTCCACCTACTGCTTCTGGCTGACGTTCTTCTATCCCGACCGCGCGATCGTGATGCTCTCGAAGACGGAGCGCGATGCGGTCAAGCTCCTCGACAAAGCGAAGTATGGCGGTCGCTTCCTCCCCGCCTGGATGAAGTACCGGGGCCCAGTCGTTCAGGTCAACCAGACACGCATGGCCATGTCGAACGAGAGTTACCTCGAGTCCCTCCCCAGCGCCTCTGACCCAGCGCGCGGTGAGACGGTCTACACCGTTGTCGTAGACGAGCTCGGTCTCCTGCCAAACTCCGACGAGGCGTGGGCGGCGATCGAGCCCATCGCCGACGTCGGTGGCCGGGTGATCATGCTCGGCACCGCTCACGGCGAGGGCAACCTGTTCCACAAGCTGTGGGTCGGGAGCCAGAACAACACCAACCGCTTCAAGGGGATCTTCTTCCCGTGGTGGTCTGGCGACCGCGATGAGGAGTGGTACGAGTCCAAGCGTCGCGACTTGCCGGACTGGCAGCTGGCCCAAGAATATCCCAACGATCCCGACGAGGCCTTCCTGCGCTCCGGTCACCCGGTGTTCAACGTCGAGACGCTGCGGGCGATGACCTCGGCCCAGCCCGAGCGGGGCAGGTTGGTCAGCGGGCCGGAGGGTCGAGAGTTCGACATCCAGCCCAACGGCCCGCTGCGGGTCTGGCGATACCCCGAGGAGGGAGCACGCTATGCCATCGGAGTGGACGTGGCTGAAGGGCTTGAGCACGGCGATTATTCGGTCGCCTATGTCGTTGATGCCAAGTCCCGAGACGTCGTCGCCTGCTTCCACGACCGGGTCGACGCCGACCTGCTTGGCACCGACGTGGTGTTCAACCTCGGCCGTTGGTACAACAACGCTCTCGTTGGGGTGGAATCCAACAACCACGGACTGACCACCAACAAGGCGCTGGCGCGGATGATGTACTCGCCGCTGTACCACTCGCGCAGCCAGTCCAAGGTCAGGGCCCAGTCGAGCGACGTGCTCGGCTGGCGGACCACGACGATCACCAAGCCGCTCGCCATCGACGAGCTCAACCAGGCGCTGCGCGAGGGCCAGCTGCACGTCCACGACGCCGACTGCATCGCCGAGCTCCGCACCTTCATCCGCGAAGGCGATGGCAAGATGCACGGCTCCCCGTTCGACGACCGGGTGATGGCCCTGGCGATCGCTGCCCAGATGCTGAAGTATGTGTGGCTACGTGAGTTCCAGCCGATTAATGAGCCCCCGCCCGGTACTTGGGGCTATATGGAGCGCATGATGTTCGGCAAGCTCGACCGGGTCTCCGCCGTCCCGGTCGAGCGAGAGCCGATCGGTCGCCACTACGTCAGGAGTCAGAGATGACCACACTCGCCCGGTACCACAAGCAGCGTCGGGTGAATCGAGGCTCGTGGAAGGCCCGCTTCACCAACCAGCGGATCAACTACCGCGGCTCGACCAAGCCGAGCACCCCCGTCCTCACCTCGATCTCGCCGACGACCGGCGTGCACGGTGCGGCCAACCAGACCGTCACCTGCACCGGCACCGGCTACATCACCGGGTTCACCAAGGTGACGATCAACGGCGTCGACCAGGCGACCACGTTCGTGTCGGCCACCTCGGTCACCTTCGTGATGCCGCTGTCGGGGATGGTGGCGGGCACCGTGTCGGTCAACGTGCGCAATGGCACCCTGTTCTCGACGACCGCCAAGACCTACACCGTTACATGAGGATCCGCTGCCGGTGCGGCAAGCCGTCCGAAGAAGATCGCACCGAGTGCTTCAACTGCCGGGTGCGCTCGGTCGGCTACGCCTTCGTCGGTGGTGGTGGCTACACCCGCTCTCGGTTCCACAACTCGACGATCGCCGAGAAGCGGGCCGAGGTGCTGGGGGACCGGGTGCTCGGCGTCGACGTCGAGCCGTCTTCTACCTACGGATGGTGAGCGATGCCGCCGATGAAGCTGACTGACAAGCTGCAGTTCGCCCGCGACGAGGTCGAGCGCTCCAAGCGCTGGCGCTCGGACAACTACGACGATCTCTGGCACCGGATGATCGAGCTCTACCGGGGCAAGCAGTACGCCGCCGCCGACAAGAACGATCGTCTCGTCGTGAACCTCGTGTTCGCCACCAAGAACGTGATCGCCCCGGCCGTCGCCATCAACAACCCGCGCTTCGTGGTCAACGCTCGCAAGCCCGAGAACGCTCCGATGGCGGTGATCGTCGAGGAGGTCCTCAACTACCTCTGGCGCTGTCACCACTTCCAGGACGAGATCCGCCTCGCCGTCGACGACTGGATCCTCGCCGGGCACGGCTGGATCAAGTGCGGCTACCGCTTCACCAAGCCGCCCGAGGTCAAGGCGACCGGCGAGATGGGCACCGAGAACAAGATCGAGCAGGGCGACCAGGAGGGCATCGATGACCGGGTGCCGATGCCCGGCAACGTCGAGAGCGAGTCGACCGATGTCATCGCCGACCGCCCCTACCTCGAGCGCATATCGGTCTACGACATGTTCGTCGACCCCGACGCCCGCCTGCCGCGCGAGATGCGCTGGATCGCTCAGCGCATCTGGCGCCCGATCCAGGACGCCAAGGTCGACAGTCGCTACGACCCCAAGGCGCGCCGGGCGATCGCCAGCCAGCAGCGCTTCATCAGCATGGGCCAGGGTGACGAGGACGGGCGGGCCAACGAGGACACCCCCGACGAGGGGGCGATCAGCTACTGCGAGATCATCGAGTTCTACGACTTGAAGCGCAACGAGGTCTCGACGTTCTGTCTGGACGGCGATGTCACCAACGAGGGCACCCCGCAGGACGCCTACCTGATCAAGCCAGCGCCGATCCCGTTCAGCTGCGGGCATCCGTTCCTGATGCTGCGCAACTACGAGGTGACCGACAACTTCTATCCGATGGGCGAGATCGAGTCGATCGAGAGCCTCCAGCTGGAGCTCAACGAGACCCGCAACCAGATGCTGAACCACCGCAAGCGCTTTGCTCGCAAGTGGATCTACGCCCGCGACGGCTTCGACGAGGACGGGGTGCGCGCCCTCGAGTCCGACGTCGACAACTCGATGGTCCCGGCCCTCGGCGACCAGGACCCGAGCCGTCTGATCGCCCCGCTGCCCTCGATCGGCACGCCACCCGACTTCTACAACCAGTCCCAGCTGATCGAGGACGACATCAACACGGTGTCGGGGGTCAGCGACTACCAGCGCGGCCAGCCGGAGTCGGCGATCCGCCGCACCGCCACCGAGGCGGCGATGATCCAGGACGCTGCCAACTCTCGTAGCCGCGACAAGCTGGCCAAGATCGAGAGCTTCCTCGCCGACTGCGGCGAGAAGATCATCGCCCTGATGCAGCAGTTCGTGACCGGCGAGCAGGTGGCTCGGATCACTTCGGTGGCGGGGCGGGCGTGGGTCAACTATGACGCCGACTATCTGCAGGGCAGCTACGACTTCGAGGTCGAGGGCGGATCGACCGAGCCTCGAAACGAGGCCTTCCGTCGGCAGTCTGCCCTGCAGCTGGTCGATGCGATGGCTCCGTTCGTCGAGGTCGGCGTGGTCAACCCGGCCGGTCTGGCGCGCTACGTGCTGCAGTACGGCTTCGGGATCAAGGACACCTCGACGATCCTCAACGGGCCCCAGGAGCAGATGATGCAGCAGGACCCGAACGCTCAGGGTCAGCTGCCGCCCGGTGGCCAGGTGCCCCCGCAGGGTCCGCCCCCGCAGCCCGA